GGCATGGCCGTGGTGCAGGGCCAGAGCGCCACCAGCGCGGCGCAGCAGCTGATCATGCGCGGTGACGCGGTGCCTGCCGATGTGGCGCAGCGCCTGGCCGGCGGGCGACTGCCGGCGCTCACCAAGGCGGTGGATCTGCTGGCCAACCCCAACGGCGGAGACGGCTACTGGCAGGCCGAACGTGTGATGCGCACCGAAATCAACCGGGCGCACGGCGAAGCCTTCATGGCGGCTGGCGAGGAAACCCCGGGCTTTGGCGGCTGGCGGTATCTGCTGAGCCCGCTGCACCCGGCCCCGGACATTTGCGACCTGCTGAGCACGCAGAACCTGTACGGCCTGGGCCCGGGCGTCTACCCCGACCGGGAGAGCGTGCCCTGGCCAGCGCACCCGAACACGCTGAGCTTCCTGGAGATCGTGTTCAAAAGCGAAATCACCGACGCGGACCGGTCCGGGAAGGAGACGCCACTGCAGGCGCTGCAGCGACTGGCCCCAGAGATCCGCGCCGGCGCGTTGGGAAAAACCAAAGCATCCTATTTTGACCAGGGCCTGCTGCGCACCGGCATGATCCGCGCGCCACTGTATGCCGTCGAGCAGCGGCTGGAACGGCAAGGAAAAATATGAACACCTTTGTGACCCTTTGGCTTCTACTGGCAGTCGTCGGTGGTGAGCCACCAAAAACATTCCAGTTTGGCTATGAGGACAAGGCAGCATGCGAGGAAATGCGGACCTGGCTCAGCACGCGCTGGCCAATGTTTCCGTTTCCTTGCGTGGCCTACGTGGTCGAGCGGCGCGCAATACAGCCGGTCACGCCGTGAACGACTTTGACGATCTGCTGCAGGACTGGCGCGACCGCGAGGAACACGCCGACGCCTTGATCCTGCTGCAGGACAACCCGATGCTGAAATATGCCGGGCTGTGGCGCGCAGCCATGGTGCAGCGCATCAGCAACTACCCGCTGGGCCGCAACTGGAGCGACCTGTGGGAATGTGTCAGCGTGGACTACGCGCTGCTGGCCGACATGGCCGACGACACAGAGCCGAGGGCGAAATTCCAGATCCGGCGTTTGCGTGAGCTGCGGCTGATCTATCCGGATGGGAGCCGCGCGCACATCGCCACCATGGCGGTGGTCAAATTCATCACCAATGCTCTGGGCTGATGCGGGGACTGTCCGGTCTGCGTCATGGACCCGCCCCCAAACAACTTAAACCAGGCCTGAGCCGAAGACATCGATGCCGGGTAACGCCCGGCATGACATCAGTTGCCAAACACGGGCAACTTACCCCCCTTTTTTTGCCCTGACGAACCCGGAATCATCAAGACCTCGGCTTAACAGCTTTGGAGGTTTTGATGTTCAAGCGATCACGGGTTTCGATGGGTGCGCTGGTTGCGCTTGCCGCGATGGCGGGTGTGGCCGCGTCGGCTGTTCCGGAGGGACGGCACTTTCTGCTTGAGGACAACAACGCTGCGCCTGGCACGGTGCGGTTTTTGTCTCAGGTCATCGAGCTTGGCGCCGACACGTCGAAGCCATCGTGGGTTACGGTCACCCGGACGGGCGACTTCACCGATCCACGCTACGGGCAATTCTCGATCACGCCGACCATGCTTGCGCAGATGGTCAGCAACTTCGACAAGCGCGTCACCGGGCAGGACGTTTACATCGACGTTGCCCACAAACACTCGGACGGGGCCGCGGCCAAGGTTGTCAAGCTGGAAGTGCAAGACAACCGACTGCGCGCGCTGGTGGAGTGGACGCCTTTCGGGGTTTCGGCGGTCAAGGATCGCGGCTTTGCCTATCTCAGCGCGGAGTTTCACGAAGCCTGGACGGACAACGAAAAAGGCGCGGCGCATGGATGTGTGCTGCTCGGCGCGGGTCTGACGATCCGGCCAGTCATCAAACACCTGGACCCGGTGCAGCTCAGCACCGACGACAACGAAGAGCGGCCCTACCGCCTGCTGTTGTCTCCCAATCTTTTGAAACAACTCACTGGAACTGACATGAACAAATACCTCAAAGCGCTGCTGGCGCGACTGATCACCCTGGGCTTCACTGACGTGACGGCCAAACCCCTGCTGGACGCCACCGAAAAACAGCTGGCCGCCATTGAAACCGACGAGGCCAAATGCCTGGCGCTTGTCGAGACCATGGCCGCTGCAGGCGATGCGGCCATGAAGCAGATCAAGCAGGCCGGCGGCGGCAACGTCACGATCACGCTGGCCAACCCCGAGCCGGCGGATATTGAGGGCGCTGTCACCAAGGCCCTCGCCGCCCGCGATACCGCTGCGGCCGGCGCCAAGACTGCGCTGGAAACAAAGCTGAAGCTGCTCAGCGACGAAATTGCCGCTGGCGACAAGACCCTGACGCCCGAGGGCGTGAAGAAGTTTGCCGACGACTACGCGCCCATGATCACCGCCGTGACCACCGACGAACAGGTGAAACACCTGGCCGCCCTGGCCGTGGCGCAGGCGCAGGCATTGTCTGCCGCGCGCAAGTTGGCGGGCCTGGGCTACAACCCGGCCAGCGGCAGCGTGCACATCACGGTGGATGACAGCAACTCGATCAAAAAGCTGCAGGAGCATGTGGACAAACGCTTGAGCCTGACCGACGAAAAGGACCCCGAGCGCTTCCAGACCACCGGCGGCCAGCTGCTGCCCAGGAACAAGGCCTTTGCCGAAAAATGCCTGGCCGAGTTCGACCAGCTGCACGGTCGGCAGCTGTTTGAAGAGTCCAAAAAGCTGGCGGCCGGCGTGGGCAGCGTCAGCGACGTGGCGGTACCCAAGATTGCCGAGCGCACCGTGCTGCGCGAGGCGCTCTACGGCCTGATGAGCCTGGGCCTGGTGGATGTGGGCACGTCGCCGTTCACCAACGTCATCACCATTCCGTACAGCTATCGGGACACGACCGCCGCAGGCGTTGAAGGCCTGCGCCGCTACGAGGGTCAGGCGATCCGCAAGGGCGGCATCATCCAGACGGAAGAAGAGACCCGCCCCATCCCGCAAAAACTGGCTTTCCAGCTCAGCTCGGAAATGCGCATGCTGCTGGGTGACAGCGTGATCAACTTCGAGCCGGTGGCCGAGAACATGCGCAACATGGTGCGCATCGTGGGCGAGGACGTTGAGGCGATCAACCTGAACGAGCTGGCCCGGTCGGCGGACGAATACGGCGCCACGGCGGTGGTCGGCGAGGCGCTGACGGCCAACGTCAACGGCGTCAAGCGGATCTTCCCGGTGGCGAACTTCCCGGTGGTCAAGCCGCGCAAGGTGTATGACCTCAAGGGTGTGCAGCAAGGCGCGACGGTCAACCCGATCGTGGTGACGCTCAACGCCGTGGTGCGCGAAGAGTTCCGCGTCAATCCCGACGGCTCCGCCCTGGCGGCCGGCGTGTACTACGTGATGAACTACAACCTGGGCGAGCTGGAGTTTGTGACCGAGACGGGCGCGGCCTTTGTACCGACCAATCTCTGGGTGCTGACCATCAGCTACAGCTACAGCACCAACGCGAACAAGTTCGACACCGACCTGGGCGCCACGGCGGTGGACGTGCACTGGGACAAGCTGCTGTTCGCCATTGGCGGGCGCAAGGCGGTGATCGAGGACGACCGCTTTTACAACCCGAACATGATCCTCATGAGCGGCAACGTGAACAACTCGCTGAGCCAGGCCAAGACTTTCCAGGCGAACAGCGCCCGGGTGGCGACCGGCCTGGCCGGCGACGGCAGCGTGGGCTTCATCAAGGACATGCCGGTGTGGCGCCCGCGGGCCCCGCGTTCGGCCTTTGGTGACACCCGCATCCTGGTGGGTGAGCGCGGAACGACCCGTTTTCGCATGGTCAAGCCCTGGAGCGTGAACCCGATGGAGCAAGCCCGCGATGCCAACGGCGCCTTTATCGACGCCCAGGAAAGCTTCGGCACGCAGTGGGTGGGCAGCCATACGCCCACGCAGCTGAAGAGCAGCAAGACCAGCGTGATCCTGTACAGCGCCACCGGCCGGGTCGCCCGCTAAACCAATAACCCCCCGAAGCGAGAGCGACTGACGGCCCCGGCCCTGCCTTTGGTGCAGGGCGGGGCCTTTGGCCAGGGGGGCAACAAGGAACTGTCATGCAACGCTACGTCGAAAACAACACGCCGAACACCATGTACGTCGGCAACGCGGCCATTCCCCCAGGGGAAGGACGCATCGTGGAAGTGCCAGATGCCGTGAAGGCGCCGGAGCCACCAGAGGCCGGGCCTTCGGTGGATGAACTGGTGACCGAGCTGCTCAAGGGCACGGTTGCCAAAGTTACCGAGGCACTGCCAGGCCTGACCCACGAGGCGCTGGACCGTGCCGAGCTGCTGGAGCGCGATGGCGCCAACCGCACGACCCTGCTGACCGCTATTGGCGCGGAAAAGCTGAAGCGCAGCAACGCCGCACTGGACGCGCAGGCGCAGGCCGACCGCGCCGAGCAGCTGGCCCAGGCGGTGACTGACCTGAATGCCGCCCAGACCGCGCTGGACGCTGAAGGCGACACGGACAAGCACCCGGCGCTGGAAGCGGCTGTGGCCGACGCCCGTGCCCGGGTAAAAGCCCTGAGCGGCCCTGCCGATTAAGCGGAGCGCGCGGACATGCCCAACACGATGAGCAAGGCGGATCTGGTGGCGAGCCTGAAGGCTTCGCTGCACGATGCCGCCAGCGTGTTTCAGGGCGAGGGTGCCGAGGCGGATGTCGAGTTCGAGCGCTTCTTGCTGCAGGCCCTGCCGGACATGCAGGCCAAGCGGCCCGCCACCCGGCTGGGCTCTGTGACCATTGAGGCGAACTTCCCGCGTGTGGCTGTTGGTGTGGGCAACCCGGGCTTTGCCTCTTTCAAAACCTACCTGTGGGGCGACGGCTGCACCATCAAGCCGTGGGACCCGGCCTATCCCGGTGCGCTGCCCCGGGTGTCTGCCACGTTTGCCGAGCAGCAGTGGTGGCTGACGTTTGAGCCCGCGCCGACCAGCCGGCAGATCTCCGCTCACGGGAGCCAGTTTGACTTTTGGTATTACGCCGCCCACGCCATTGGCACCCTCGCGGCAGACACCACCATCAACCTGCAGGACCGTGGGCTGCTGATTCTGCGTGCCCAGGTGGAGGCCATGCGCGAGCTGTCGATCCGCAACGCCGCCAAGCCGGTGACGATGCGCGACGGCTTCAGCGGCCAGCCGCGCAACAGCACGGCGGCGGCGCTTTACACCGAGCTGCT